GGTAGTAAATCCTTCTGTAACCTAGTTGAATTTGACTTAAACAAAACCAATGGTGTTGATTTCAATCTCGTTCGTTATTGGATTAAGCTTATTGCCCGTGCAAACTATCGCCAAACCTGCGTTAACTTTGAGGATGGTATCCTTCAACGGGCATGGCACGAACTGAATGAGTTCCTACGTCTTACAGGTGTAGGTCTTACAGGTATCGTAACATGGGAACACCTTAACAAACCTCGCCGCTTTCAAATGCTTCGTGATGCAGCCGTTCTTGGTGCTAACGAGATGGCAGATGAACTAGGTCTTCCTCGCTCTAAGGCGGTGACGACAGTTAAACCAAGCGGAACATTGTCGAAGATTATGGATACCACAGAGGGCGTACATAAACCTCTAGGTAAATATATCTTCAACAACATTCGTTTCAGTAAGCACGACCCATTGGTCGAGGTTCTTCGTTCAGCAAACTATCGCATCTTCGAAGACCCTTATTCTGATGATAGTGTATTGGCTACATTCCCTGTGTCCAATGAGAACGTCGAGTTCGATGTTGTTGATGGAAAACATGTAAACATGGAAAGCGCAGTAGACCAACTGGAACGCTATAAGATGATGGTAGAGAACTATGTGGACCACAACTGTTCTGTAACAATCAGCTATGACCCAAGCGAAAAGGATGCCATCGTTGATTGGCTACTAAGCAACTGGGATACATATGTCGGTGTATCATTCATCTACCGCAACGACCCCACAAAGACTGCACAAGACTTGGGTTATCCTTACCTACCGCAAGAAGTGGTAGATGAAGAGACATTCAAAGCCTATGCAGATCAACTCCTAGCAATCGACCTCGAAGCTGCTAATAGCCTAGAGGAACTAGATGAGGCATGTTCTACAGGGGCATGTCCAATACGGTAATCATGCGAAAGAAATCTACTTACAAGCGTAAGCAAGAAGAACAAGAGGTTGTGCGCGGTCCCCGTGTAAAGCCCTTGGTTCCTATGAACCCAGCCCAGAAGAATTACATCGAGTGTATCCATCGATACCCTCAAGTATTTGTGACGGGACCAGCGGGAACTGGTAAGACCTACATCGCTGCAGCTATTGCAGCTGATATGTACAACAAGCACCAGATCCATAAGATCATCCTAACGAGACCTAACATCCCTGCAGGTAAATCGTTAGGGTTCTTTGCTGGTACGATTGAAGATAAAATCGCACCATGGGTAGTACCATTGACCGAGGTGTTACAAGAGCGCCTTGGTAAGGGACGATATGAAGTAGCACACAAACGTGGTGATATCGAGATCGTCCCATTCGAAGTCATGCGTGGACGCAGTTTCAACAATGCTTTCGTCATCCTAGATGAAGGGCAGAACCTAACACCACATGAAATGAAGATGTTCCTCACCCGCATCGGTGAAGATAGTAAGGTTATTGTTAACGGGGATATATCCCAGCATGACCTTCAAGGTGCTAGTGGCCTAAAGGTCGCTATCGATCTTCTATACAAGCATGACATTCCCGCAGCCCACTGCAACTTTACATTCGATGATGTAGTCCGATCAGGTATTTGTGCCGCTTGGACTAAAGCTTTCGGTTAGGTTGCACCATAGAGGAATTCACAATGTTTCCTTTAGTATCTAAAGAACTCATTAAGGAACTAGAAGAACGTTACCCAGAGAAATCTCCCGCGAGGGATGAAAGTATTGAGCAGCTAATGTGGCGAGGTGGCGAACGATCCGTGATTGACTTTCTGAAAATGATTTACGAGGACCAAATGTCCTCTCAACTAGGAGAATAGCATGTGTTTCGGTAGCTCTGCACCGCCCCCTGCACCACCCCCAGCGGCACCCCCCGCTTCCAATCCAGTACAGTCTAACCTATACGACCCAAGTTCACCTGAAAGTGGGATGATGGCAGAGAAGGGTGCAGCATCTAATAAAGCTAAGGGAACATCCCAGCTTAAAGTTGACATGGACCCAACATCGACCTCGGTTGGTAATGGTGCATCTGGTCTTCAAATCAATAACTAATAAGTGAGAACGTATATGAGTATGGGAACCGCCGAGTCGCGGTATCGCCAACTCGAACAGACACGTCAGTCTTATCTTGATCGTGCCCGTGATTGTTCTGAACTAACTATTCCATCACTCATTCCACCTGATGCCCATAATGGATCGTCTGATTTATATCAGCCGTTTCAAGGTATCGGTGCGCGTGGTGTTAATAACTTAGCTTCAAAACTATCACTGGCACTCATGCCCCCTAACTCCCCATTCTTTCGTTTCATGGTGGAGCCTTACACTCTTAAAGAGATGGCTCCTGATGAACAGGCTCGAACAACAATCGAGCAACAGTTGGGTGAGTATGAACGGGCGGTCATGTCTGAGATTGAAACGTCTGGTGATCGAGTGGCGGTGCATGAAGCACTTAAACATCTTATCGTCGGTGGTAACGTACTGTTACAAGTAGGTGCCGACAAGACCCGTGTAATCCATTTAGACAGCTATGTCGTTTCTCGCGCCCCTGATGGGGATGTACTTGAAATCGTCATGATTGAGCATGTCTCACCTAACGTATTGGATAAAGCTACAGCCGCTAACATTGAAGGCAAGCTTGAAGGCGACGAAAAGACTGTTGAAGTTTACACGCACATTGAGCGTAAGAATGAATTCTACACAGTCTATCAAGAAGTGAAGGGCACAGTCATTGCTGGCTCTCGCGGTAAATATAAAGCTGACTCAGTACCATTCCTACCTTTACGGTTCTCCCGTATTGATGGTGAGGACTATGGGCGTGGGTTTGTAGAGGAACTACTAGGAGACTTGCGGTCCCTTGAAGGTCTATCTCAAGCTATCGTCGAAGGTGCGGCAGCGGCAGCTAAAGTTATATTCATGGTGAACCCGAACGGGACCACACGCATGAAGACCATCGCTAAAGCAGAGAACACAGCAATCATTGAGGGTAACCGTAATGATGTATCAGTTCTACAGATGGATAAGTTCAACGATTTCCGTGTGGCCTATCAAGCTATGCAGGGAATTGAAGAGCGTCTATCCCAGCAATTCATGCTACAGTCTTCTGTCCAGCGTAATGGTGAGCGGGTCACTGCCGAAGAAATTCGATACCTAGCTGGCGAACTAGAAGACACACTGTCTGGTATCTATTCAATACTGTCTCAAGAGTTCCAGCTACCTTACGTTAACCGTAAGATCGATGTGCTAACCAAAGCTAAGAAGCTACCAAAGTTACCTGAGAGTGTTGTTAAACCAACAATCGTTACAGGTATGGAAGCACTGGGCCGTGGTCACGATCTGCGTAAGTTGGATATGTTTGTCCAAGGCATGGCACAGGCATTAGGTCCAGAGGTTCTACAGCGTTATGTAAACCTACAGGATTATATCAAACGTCGTGCAACCGCACTTGGTATCGAGACAGAAGGTCTAATCAAGACCGAGGAACAAATCGCACAGGAAATGCAACAGGCACAGATGCAACAGATGATGATGCAAGCTGGACCGTCTGCACTCCAAGAAGGTGTGAAACAACTAGGAAATCAATATGCTGAAAGCCAAAGACAGCAAGGCGATCAAGGACAATAAGTCCGAAGAACCTAAAGCTGAACCAAAGAAACCACTGGCTGCACCCACAATTCTTAAAGGTCGCCCGTCAACTAAGCGAGTAGATCATTAAGTATGGCAGAAACAATCACAATTACCGAACCTGAAACTGGCCCAGAGGCCCCTGTAGCAGATGCGGCAGAGGTACAGGATAACCAATCAGAACGGCCCGAGTGGTTGCCTGAGAAGTTTAATTCTCCCGAAGACCTAGCAAAATCCTACTCTGAACTTGAGAAGAAACTATCGGCTCCAAAGGATGAGGTAGATACCCCTGAAACAGAGGTAGAACCACAAACATCCGAGCCTGTGAGTTTTGAAAAGTTCTCAGAGGAATTCGCTTCGTCTGGGGAATTGTCAGAAGACAGTTTCACTGAACTTGAGAAACTGGGTTACCCCAAAGAAATGGTGGAGACCTATATCAAAGGTATGCAGTCGGCACAGACAGCCGATGCGGAAGCTGTAATGGATGTAGCTGGTGGATCTGATGGTTATAAAGAACTAACAGATTGGGCCAAGGCCAACATGGAAACTAAAGAGTTAGAACTCTACAATCAGATGGTCGGTACTAGTACTGACAATGCTAAGATGGCAGTCGAATGGCTGATGTCTAAGCGTGAATCATCTGAGGGTCTAGAGCCTAGCCTAGTTTCTGGTAAGTCTAGCGCACCAGCTAAAGATGAATTCCGATCGACCCAAGAGGTTGTTACGGCAATGAAAGACCCACGATATGGTAAAGACCCTGCGTACACTAAAGACGTAGAGTCAAAGCTATCGCGGTCATCAGTATTTTAATACGATCTGGTGGGGGCTAAGGTCCCCATCAATTCCTTAGACTGAGAAAATAACAGACCTTCTTAGGTCGTTGGACTATCTCTAATGAACACTACGGCCTGATGCGTCAGACAACCCAAGTAAGTAAGAAGCGACAGTCATTCTCAAACTCTTTTATTAAAATTTGTCTAAGGATAAGAAAATGGCAAACGCAACTCCTTCCCGCTTGGGTGTCGTCAACGGCGCAGCACCAGCGGATTTCGCAACCGAGAACGCTCTGTTTCTCAAAGTCTTTGCTGGCGAAGTTCTAACAGCATTCGACGAAGTAAACGTAATGAAAGACCTGCACGTAGCGCGTACAATCGCGTCGGGCAAGTCAGCATCTTTCCCTGTTACTGGAAAGGCTAACGCAGCCTACCACACACCAGGCACCCCTCTGTTGGGCACTCAAGCAATCAAACACAACGAAGTCGTAATCAACATCGACGACGTTCTGATTGCAGATACATTCATCGCAAACATTGATGAAGCGAAGAACCACTATGACGTTCGC